AAACACAGAATTGTTTGTTTGTTTTATTTCGGTTTTGCTTGTAGTGGTATCTTTGGCTTTTTTGTGAACATCTAAAACATTATTATTTAAATCAGCCATAGTCTTTAAAAGAATTGCTACGACTTCAAACGCTCTTGGCTGGTCTGATTCAGTTGCGACTTTAAGAGCAGCTTCCAATGCTATGTTTCCATTTCCTATTAAATCTTTAAGATTGGCTTGAACTAAGGCATAGTCTTTTTGAAAACTTGCAGCATCAAACGTTCCACCATCACCGGATGGAGTTTTTGATGAAACTTGTTTATCAGGAACGTTAAAAAATGATGCCAAATTTTTATTAATATTCATACAATTATTTTAAATTTAAAACTCTATATCCAAATTAATGTCACTTCCAGTAATTTTTGTAAATGATTGTATCTTTCCATATATAAAACTTTTTGCCATAAAGTTAATAGAAGAGATATTTATTCTTCGTCCAGAAAAGTCGCCATCGAATCTTTCTGTCATGCTGTTATTCAACATAGTGATTGGTATTTTCACATCAGTTTGAACATCATTCATATCCAAAGATATAATGTGGTCTGGGCTAAAATATGGTATAATTTGTTCAAAAATTTGCAATGTATCATCTATATGTCTTGTATATACAAATAATGAAAATGAAACATTTACTGGAACAACTTCGTTTATAAGAGAACCTGTTGAAAGACACGAACCAGAACTTGTATCTGGTGACTCAATGGGAGTCAATTTATTCATTTTTCTGACATTATCAACAGAAATAGAAGACATCATATAACTTAATCTTGGTAATTGATTTTCAATTCTTGTTGTGTTATCAATTGAAGATGGTTCCAATAATCTTCTTATAAATTTTTCTTGGGGTGCATAAGTAATTGGAACTTTAATTTGAGTATTTACCTCATCATTTTGATTTGGATGTTCAACATAAATGTTGCTGAACAAAGAACCAAAACCAACTACAAGTTTTCTTAAGCTTTTATTGTAAAAGTATTGATCTGGAAACATATTATGCTTTATCCATTAAATATTTCAAAAGGGTCATTATTGTCAAACGTGTACCCAGCAGCTTCATTATTTAATGAATTGGCAGATCCTGCTGTTGTACCCAGACCATTATTAATAGGAGTAATAAATGGGTTTATTTTATTATATATTGCTCCAGCAGTACCACCTTGAATACGATAATCAAGGTTAGAATCGGTAATAATAAATGAACCAGTTATGCCATTTAAAGTCAACATATTCCCATCAACAGATTCAACAATACCTTCACCTAGAGTATCAATACCATAATATATTTGATTATATTGGGTGTTAGTTAAAGAATCATTTTTATCAGGAGTACTAATAAGAAGTCCATTAACATTAGGGCTAGGTGTCACTACTTCGTTTGGATCAAAGCATGCCCCAGATATTGGAAGCAAATATGGTGGAGGATTTCCTCCACTGACATCTATATCAATTTGTTGTATTAATTCTTGACCAGCTTGACTTAAATAATTATTTATTACTGTTAAACAAGAATCATTAGTACCTGTTATTTGAGCCAATGCGGTATTTCCCAAATTTGTAAACACGGAACCACTTCTAATATCATAATCACTATTATGAAAATCCAATAGACCCAAATACATTGTAGGCTGTAAAGTAAATCCTAAACCAGCATCATATTTTGCATGTGCAGTGTGTCCTTTTCCTGTTATAAACCAATGAGTACCGCTATCTCCAATATGTACATTATAGCTACAATTTAAAGGTTCATATGAATGCGGAGCACTTGGAACATATGGCATAGCTTCAATAACACTATTAAAGCTACTATACGTTATACCCGGACACGATCTATAACTAATTGCTCTATCTTGACCATCAAGAGCCCATATTCTTTTACCAATTTGTTTTTGTACCTCATAAGTACCAGATGTAATTCCAGAAGTAATACCAGAAAGAACAACAGCTTGAGGGTCTATACATTTTGATCCAGTATATGTATCAAATTTTGGCCATTTATTATAAATTGCAATATTATTAACATCATCATCTGTAAGTTCTTGGTCTAATTCATATAAATATAAATCAGGATAAAATGTTAATATACTAGGGCCTAGTAAAGCTTTTATGGGTGTTGCATTTCTTGTAATTATTGTTCCATCTCTTCTCATCCATTTTATACCATATTGTGGATTTCCACCAGACCAATGGTATACTGCTAAACAATGTTTTTTAGATATTAAAACATTTGTATACCAACCATTATTGTATAAATTAATATCTGTACTACTTGGATTTCTTATTAAATAGTCTCCACCAAATGTTCCTAATAACTGTAAATGTGTTGGTGGATAATTCCAATTAATCCAGTGTGTTCCAAGTCTTCTGGCTCTTAACGAAATGCCACTAAAATCTGGAGGAGCAAAATAATCATATTGTCTTAAAAGACCATTGTCACCAAAACCAAAAGACCAGCAACCGGTATTGCCAGCAGTTCCTCCAGAATAAAGACCATATGAAGATGTGTTATAAAAAGAACCATTTCTTCCGATTGGCCATCTTTCTCCTTGTGGTATAGACCCTCCCGGTTTATCCCAAGGAATAAATAAATTTCCTGGAGTCAAACCAATAGAATTATCATAAATGTAGGCATCATGTCTAGAAGGAACATAACCAGAATCAAATTGTATCCAAGTGGTCAAACCACCGGAAGAAGCTGGTATACCAAAAACGAATGGATGCGAGCCGAAACGTAGAACAGGATAATCATAAGAACTATCACTGAATGCATAAGCATTTAAAACCTTTTTATCATAAGTATAAGATTTAAAATCACTCCGATACGCTCTTATATTATAATGATACCACATTAATTTACCAGTATGAAAAGCAATTGATGAATATTTACCGCATCGAATGTCTCTTACAGAATCTGAAATATTTACTGGCCACGATTGAGTATTAAATGAAGCGTAATAAGTAATTCCATAAGGTTTGGCATTTAAATCTGATACACTTGGTGAATCTGGAAAAGACAATTGTTTATATGTATTTCCACCCCATCCAGTAACAGTTCCATCTTTTTTCATCAAAATAGTATGATCTAGACCACCTGCAATTCTATATCCACCAGTACCAACAGAAGCAGGAACAGAACATTGACCGCTAGCAGTCAGTCCCCAACAGTACACAGTGCCATCTGTTTTGATGGCCATGCTGTGATAGTGACCCGCTGCAATATAAGTTATTCCTGTTAATCCAACAGGAACAGTACATTGATTATAACTATTATTTCCCCAACACACTACACCACCAGTACCAGTTAATGCAATACTGTGACAAAAACCAGATGCTATTTGAATCGCTCCGGTACCTATAGAAGAAGGAATAGATCCAGAGGTTGTGCCCCACTGAACTAAAGTACTTCCATATATTGGTGTATAATAAAGTGCAAGAGAATCAGCATTTCCTGCTGTTATTTGTTTTAAATTAATGGTGCTTGTAGCATTTGCAGGTATATCACATTGTCCATATGAATTATTTCCCCAAGCGTATAAAGTATTTCCATAACCCATCATAAAATGATAAGTACCAGCTGCCAATAAATCATAATTTATTGATAAAGTTAATCCTTTTTGCCATAAATTAAAATTAAAAGGATTTAAATTTGTTGCTGAAACATATAATGATGGATTATAGCCAGTATAATACTGTTCTATAAAAGATGGCATTTTTTTTCCGCCAGTCATACCAGATTTATTAATAAAAATAATAATTTTTCCAGGACCTGTTTTACCTGGTAGTGTTTGATTAGTAACTACAACAGGATTATATGCAGGATCGACCTTATATTCAATAACCCCCCCACGTATATCTCCTTGTCTTGACCCTATTCCAAACCCACTTTCATTACCCATAGCAAAATTTTCAATATTAAACGTAGACCAATTTGGTGACTGCTGGGGTTCTAAAGAAGCATAATTATTTTTTATTAAACCGGTCATTACCCAATTACCTTCATCTGAATTCCAAGGAACCATACTTGAAAAATTTGGATGATCGGCATATGTTTGGCCATATAAACCCCAACACAATAAATGTGCAGCGGGACCAAGTGTAGCACCAGTAGGCGAATGGCTTATAGGTGTAGTTGATGATCTTTTTTCATTTTTATAAAAAACAGCCATTTTTATTCCTTAATTAATAATTTACTGTTGTGAATACAAGAATCTTGTTAATGTAACTGTATCACCCACTCTAAATTGACCAGATCCTTCAGAAACAACATATTGATTTTCTGATTTTGTTTCTGTATACACATCATCAATTTCTTTAACTTTAGTATCTATCTTTTCATAACTGTAGGTGAAGAGTTCAGCAGTTATAAAGTATGAATATAATCTTCCAAGTGGATAGAATGGATTTTCGTGTTCTACAAAGTTTATTTCAAACAAAGACTTTGATGGTGGAAAATAAATCAAATCTCCTTCACGAGGTCTTGTTATAGATGGAGTAATATCAGTTACTTCTTGCTTAAATCTTTTTCTAGCAAAAATTAAATTTACTTTATCTTTAATTTCAAGGCCAAATTGACTTATGACATCAGTTCCTTCAAACCCTTTGTAGCTGTAAAGATACATTTCCAAACGATATACTTCATTAAAGTATGATCCAGGATCTTCGCCAAAAATTCTGTCTATTGACAGATATTCTCTTGGAATGTAAATGCAATCAACACCTGTTGCCTGAATTACTTCAATAGTAACTCCTTCAACTAGATCTTGTTCGCCTTTGTAATTTGAAAAATATGGGTTTGTAGCCATTTTAACCTATTAGTGGATCGGGTGGCAATTCTTGTGTCTTAACTAGTTGTTGTTCAATAATATTCAATTCGTTTACTGCTTCTCCCATCATTGCTGCAGCATTTAGCTGCGCACCACCGGGAAGAGGAACACCCGCAAACTTCATTAAATTTTGAGCCCACTGTCTTTTTAACATTGCCGTATAATATCTTTTAAACACACGATCTTCCCAAACTCTTGGATACTGTAATGGATCTATTTTTACATATGCTTCTATTAGCAATGCTGATCCAGCAACCAATGTTTTATATTCCATGTCTAAAAATAAACGATTGGTGGTTCTGTTGTAAGTATATGATGAGGGATAGTTAAAAACATCATTGACAAGTTTTAAGTAACTCATGGATTCCATATAGGAAGCCATTGGACCTTGTTGTAGGCCACCTTGGTTAAAATATAGACCAAAGAAGTCAAACAACGTCATTTGGTATCTAAGATCAAACATATAATCACCAGAGACATCGGCTGGTCTATAAACTTTGGTTACAGTACGAATATCATTGGCAACTGGCCAGTAGGCTGTATTCCCATCGGCATCCGTGGTAAGTTGGGCTCCAACAGCATTGCCAAAAGTAGATGTGTCAAAATATTGATTATTTAAATCTTGTTGGGTTATTCTATAAAGATACAAAGCACGTTGATTGAAATCAAAATGCCTTTCAAACATATATTCAAGGGACTCATCAAGACGGTCTTCCGCTTGCTGTGGATCTACGTTTACCTGAATAACAGGGGCCCCGAGAGATCGAAAGCAATAGTCTATAAATTCTTGCCTAGTAGTTGCTACCATAAAATTATTTATGATAAATAACAATAGAACTTTGGTAAAATATTATGAATTCAAAAAATAACAAAAGTTTAGAAGAAACAATCAAGGAATTGAATAAGCGTTATAAGAACGTTCCCTCTCCTTTGTCTGAAAGTTATAACAAAATGAATAGTAATATTCATTTTACCCCAGTTCAAAAAGACAACAACTTTACAAACAAACTTTTAGATGGTTTTAAACCAAGATCATATAAATTTGGTGATCCCTTATAATAATGTTGCAAGTTGAGTCCAATTTAAATGATGTTCGTGTCTCGTTCAAAAATATAGACAACAAAGAACTCAATAAAGACTTTTTGGCTTTTGTTGATATTGTTTCAAAATTTAAAAAGATACCATTTCACGACATTTATTTTATGCTGCCTACAATGTTAATAAATCAATTTTTTGAATTTATTCAACAAAAAAACTTAAAGTACAAAGAACTGCAACAAAATAAAGATTTTTTAATATTTAAATTCTAATGGCAGACAATCCATTAAAACTACCAAAACCTCTTATTATTTCTGATTCTTTTTTTAAAAAAATAGAAAAAAATGAAAAAAGCTATAATGAACTTATAAAAAATGAAATATCTTTTAAATATGTAATTGATTCTAAAAATAAAGAATCATATGATCTAGAAACTTCTTTTTTAGATTCCGATTTTAGTTCTTCTGGTGAAGAAAAAGAAAAAGCAGATTATTCTGCTTCCCCCTATAGAACAAAAACATATAAATCAATAACAGAAAAAGATAAACTGTTAAATGAATATTTAAAATTGCAATACGGTAATGTAGAAAATTTTTTTGATCTTACGGATTCATTAAAAGAAAACAAAGTATATAATCCAACTACTGATTATCAAGTTGAAGTTGGTATTATAAGTAAAGACTATTATTATAAATCTGACTTTATTTCTGCTCAGGAAGTAGTTTTAGAAAATGCTAGTGGTCTCTGTACTATAGATTATTTAAGAGTAGATGGCAGAGCCGATAGAATGATTACTTCTTTGCAAGAAGATTTAGTGCCTTCTT